CACTATTATTATATTCTTTAGTTACTTGTTCATATCTAATAAGTCCCCCAGCAGGAAATAAACCACCTTCAACAACTCCTGCTATAGGTGATGATGGGTCTATACCGAGTAAATTTAAATGAGTTCCTGAAAATCCTGAGGTTGCTTGGGCTATGGTTGATGTAGGTAAATAAACCCCTTGGTTAATGGTACCTCCGGCATATGCCGGTCCTAAAGTAGCTTCTGTTTTTACAGAAGTTCTAGATAAAAGGTTAGTATTAGCAGTAAATGCTAAACCTTTAGTTGTTGAAAAGAGAAGTTGTGTTAATCTTGAAGCATCATCCACTCCAGATGCTAATGAACCTTGTCTTAAAAGCACATCTAAAGTAGCTCCAGGGGTTTCCCCTTCGGGTATAGTTTTAGTAATAAAAGGTTCTTTACTACTTCCCATACCACGCCTATCAAGTCCATATTTTAGGGACTTAAGATCTGTTTTAAGATCAACTAAAGCCATTTGTTAGAATGAGGCTCCTAGAGGTAAATTATTTTTGTAAGTTCCCTTTTTAAAAGTATTATTTAATGGGATTACACTAGGATCACTTAATGCTCCTAAAGGAGATATCCCATTTAAATCTAATGTAGAAGGTTGAGGTTTGTTTTTTACATTAGGATTTCCATTTATGGAATATTGATCATGTAGTTTAGATTGATCTGTAGCTCCAATAGGTGTAGTAGGATTTTGAGGTCCCGCTAGCGGAGATATGTTGGCGTTATATTTTTCTAAAAGTGTCATGTTGTATTTTTATTTATAAATATTAAAAATTATTGTAATTTATAAGAACCTACTGTTAAGGCAGTACCTACTTTTGTAGAATCCATGTATACATTACCTCCAGTGTTAACGGCCGTAATAAGTTCTTTAAGTAAAGTTATTACTTCTTCATTTCCTCCACCTCCTAAATTTGTACCTCCTACAATAATATCGTCTTTACGAAATCGTTGTACAGGTTGACCTGGTCTAGAAATAAAGTCTGCTGCTTCAGGTGCAGAAGAATTAGCTTTAGATATATCTCTGGCAGCTATACCTGCATCTATAGCCAAACTAGCACCTGTTCCTATTCCAGGAAGTAAACTTGCTGCTCCAGATGCTACTTCTAAACCTGCTCCCATAAAATCTCCTTTCATTAATCTATCAGCAGCAAATGCTAATCCTGCTACTAATCCTATTCCTGGGATTTTTTTAATGAGGGATTTACCTGCTGTTTTAGCTGCGGTTTTGCCTACTGTTTTACCTATTGTTTTGGTAGCAGTTGCTGATCCTGCTTTTACTGCTGCTTGAGCTGCTGCTCCAGAGATTTTTTTACCTGATCCCTTCATTGTTGCTGTAGCTACTTTCCCTGCAGTTTTAGCTACATCTTTACCAAAGAATTTTGAAATTGCTTTAGAAGCATCTTTCATTTTAGTAAAAATTTTACCTAAGTTTTTAAATTTTGCAAATATAGCTAATCCTGTAATAGTTATAAGAATTCCTTGTATTAATTTAATATTTTTTAATATCACATCAAATACTCCACTAATGGGAGTTAAAAGTCCTGAGAGATTATCAAAAGATTCTATCATCTTTTGGGATGCTTCTGCTTGTTTTTCTGCTATTGATTGATTTTGTATTTGTTGTGCTAATTCAGTGCTTCCTAAACTATTGATTAACTCTTTTCTAGCTAATTCTCTTTCTTCAACATTTTCAATTGCTTCAATTTGTGCTAATCTTTGTTTAGTAGCTTCATTAATATTATCAGCATCAATTCCCTGCATTTTATTTAATTTAACAAGGGTTTCTTGTTCAACTAAAGAAGCTGCTAAACTTTCACGGGTCATACCAACAGCTTTAGCAATTGCTTCTTGTTGGTAGCGATTCATACTACCAAATTCTTCAGCAGAACCCACATTTTTGGCTATTTCGGCTGTTACAGTAGCTAAATCATTATTAAAAGCTGCTTCTCTAGCTTTTTCTAAGTTTAATTCTTTACCTGTTAGTAATTCAGCTTCTAATTCAGCAGATATGGATTCTTCAAAATTTAATAAACTACCTGCTATATTATCTACTTCATTTAAAGATAAACCTAACTTTTTTGCTTCAAATGAAGCAGCAGCTAAACTTTTTTCTTGTCCTTGAATAGATAATAAAGTAGCTTTGTTAGTTCCTGCTATATCTTTTACTACTTCTTGGTACTTAATAGATGAATCTGTTTGAGCATTTAAAACCCTAACTTGTCCTATCAAGTTTTCTGTTTGGGTCTTGGAATCTTCCCCAGTAATAATACTTAATTTAGTAAGTTCAGTAGCTTGTTCAACTGATAGTCCTAAGAATTTTTGGATTCTTGTAAAGTTAGCAGCTGTTTCATCACTAAGAGCAACAGTAGTACCTAAAGCATTAGAAAAAGCTATCTGTGATGCAGTATTTTCTTTTCCTGTGGTTCCTATACCTTTTTGAGATCTAGCAAAAGCATTAGCACTTTTAACTAATGCATCAGATTGTTCTCTACTTACATTTAAATTTCTACCTACTGATACAGTTCGTTCATCAAAATCTTTAAGACCCTTTACTGCTAAACCTAAAGTAAATTTTGCTACTACACCTCCTAATTGTTGAAAACCTTTAACAGTAGATTGAAGTTGGCTATTCCCTTCAGCCATTGATTTATTAAAAGTATCAGCAGCTTTACCAAATTCCCCTAATACCACACTTGCTCCTGGGATTGCGTCTAAAAATTCTGCTGCTCCCTTAAAGATATTCTTACCTTCAATCTTTGTTGTTGCTTTAAGAATATCATCATATCCTCCTGCAATTTCTTTAGTATAATCAACTTGATTATCAAGATTTTCTATAACTTTATCTAAAATTGCTTTTTCTTGCTTTGTAGCATTTAATGATTGAGATCTAAAAACTCTAAGTTGGGATTCTAGATTAGCTCTTTTTTTAGCTAATTCTTGACTTTTAGCATCAAATTTTAGTTTTGTCTTTCTATCTGCTAAATCTCCTTCAGTAAATTTAGCTAATTCTTGAGCAGATTTAGCTAAATCTTTAGATAATCCTTCAGCATTTCTAATTCCAGAAGCGAATTCTTTAGAATCTCTAGCTAACCCATTTAAAGTATTTCCAATGTCTCCGTATACAGCTTGAAATTCAGTACCAAGGTCATTTAACCTTTTAATTTCTTCCGCGGAGTTTTTTAAATTATCAGAAAGAGCCATTGGGGTGATTTATTGATAAATATTAAGGGGTATCATTTTTTTGATACCCCTGTTTTATATTTTGGACGTTTTAAAGATGATTTTTGTTCTTTAGCAGCTTGAACAGCTTCTCCCTTCATCCATGTTTGTTCATTATCAGAATTTGAATTTTGGTTATCATAATACTCTTTAATATTTTTAAAAGTAAAATTTCTTAACCAAATAGGCATATTGTAAACATCATTCCAACTATACCCCCCTTTTCCATAAAATACTATTTCATGGATTTGTTGAAATATTGAGATTCGATATTTAGACGTCAGGCCAAAAAAATGTAACTCCAATAGGGAGATCAATGGTCTCCTCACCATCATTTGTATCTTCAAGGATTACTTGCATGTTAATATCTGGGGAGACTTCATTATAGAAAGCTCTGAAGGCTCTGGCATCTTTAGCTAAGAAGTAGTTATTTACGAAATCCCGAATTTCTTTAGAATCTTCAGAACCATTTATAGAAGTAATAATGTTACTCAATCTTACAGTTACATCACTGCTTCTATCTTTATTTATTTTTTTAAGACCTTTAACTTCTTTTTCAATTTTTCTTTCATCTCTATGAGTTAAAAGTTTAAATGTTACAACATTTTCAGAATGTGGAAGAGTAAAAACAAAATTATTAGAAGAACTTTCTAAAAATTCTTTATGGGGTTTTGTAGGTTCAAGAAGAGAAATATCTACTACTTGATTAACTCCATTATGATTAAATTCATAATCTTTTCCATAAGAAAGAATACGGGCTGCTATCATAATAGCATTTTTATCTCCTATTAAAAGATCTTCGTAATTAATTTTAGATGTAATTAAAGATTGTAATAACTTATCAATCACAGTACCTTGTTTAATGTAATTTTGATTAGTTAAAATATCTTCTTCTCGGGCAGTCATATATTTCATTTCTATAGTGCCAGAAGAAAGGGGATTTTCTTTAGGGTAAAGTAAACCTTTTGAAGGTAGCTCTACAACCTCTGTTGGAATTTTAAATTCACTCATTTATAATAACTTTTAATTGTTTGATATAAATATATAATAAAACAAAAAAGACGTACCGAAGTACGTCTTTCTTTATATATTTTGACTTGTATTAGAAATTCAACACACAATAATCAGGTTGGACAGTCATTGAAATCTCAACAGCACCATCTGCATCATAATTGTAATCGCCGAAACCAGCATCTACAATCATAGCACCTTTGATAACCCACTCTGATACTACATCACCTACAGGACCTAATACATTTACGGTCATGTCTTTTTTATAGAAATCAGAATAACCATCTCTACCAGTTACTGATTCATGATGTAATCTTACCCATTCCATTACTGATTGGGCTCCAGAAGGAGTAATTGCATCAAATAATGTCATTGATATAGTACCCCAGGTAGTTCTACCTTTTACGTACCTTTGAACGTTAATATGGTTTAAAACAACAGGGTTGTTTGCTACGGTTACTGCTCCTAATCCTTTAATAAGGTAAGCGGGGAATCCATCTACGTACAAAACAAATCTATTCTGTTGTTTTGGTTCAAATGGGGTGAAAAATATTTCGTTGGGATCTAATACTGCCATTGTCGTGTTTTATTATAAATATTACAATTTTAATTTCTTATTATGATGGGAACTCTGCTCCTGTAGGTAATACGTTGAAATCAAGAATTATAAATTCTGCGGTTCTGGTTGGTTGTAAAAATATCTGGCCTACCATTTGATTTCTATCTACTACATCAGGAGTATTATTTGTAGAATCCATAACTACTTTAAAAGCATAAACACCTTGTCTTTGTTGTACACTTTCAAGGTATGGATTTACTTGAGCTAAGAAACTATTTCGAGTAGCTATTGAATTTTGCTCAAATACTAAATTATTAGCAACCTGTCCAATATAGGATTTAAGAGCAATTAATAATCTTCTAACATTTACACGATCAAGTGCTGATGCTTTCTTTTGTAGTGTCTTTTGACCAAATACTACTGTTCCTGTTGCAGGGAAATTAGCAATTGGGTTAACATTACTTTCATATAAAGTATCTCGTTGAGATCTTTGTAATTTTCTTTCTGGTCTGATTACTGTATCTAATCCACCTCTATTAATACCTGCAGGTGCGAACCATGGTTCAGC